ACAGCCGCATTCGCGGCGTCAGTAGCGGCCTTGTCGGTCACAGCCACCCAAGCACTGCCATTCCAACGCTTCGGCGTGTTCGCGCCTCCAGTCGTGTCAATCCACAAGGTCGAAGCCTTGCGCATCGACGTGGCCGGTGCCGTGCTCTGGATGAGCACGTCGGCCTTGCCATTGGCCACGCCAGCGGCGGCAGCTGCTGCGGTATTGGCCTTCTGCGCGGCATTGGCCGCATCGGTGGCGGATTGTGCCGCACTGTCAGCCGTGGCCTTGGCTTGGGTCGCGACGCTCGACGCATTCGCGGCGGTGGCCTTGGCGTTGGCCGCATCGGTCTTCGCGGTGGAAGCGTCCATCTTGGCGGAAGCCGCGTCGGACTTGGCCGCATTGGCCGAAGCATTGGCCGTATTCGCCAATGTTTCCGCATTGCCAGCGGTCTTCTTCGCGCTCTCGGCGGCGGTCTGGGCGGCATTGGCCGCATCCTTGGCCTGACCTGCGGTCGCGGTGGCACTCTTAGCGGCAGTCTGTGCGGCATCCGCCGTTGACTGGGCCGTGCCTGCGGCGCTCTTCGCACTGTCTGCCGTGCCCTGCGCGGTCTTCGCTGCGGCAGCGGCATTCTCGGCAGTCTTCTTAGCGTCAGTGGTCTTCGCCGCATTGTCCGCGATATCCGACTTCGCCTTGGAAATTTCGTCCGCGTTCTTCTCGACATCGGCATAGCCAAGATGGTTCCAATTCGAGCCATCCCAGACAAGCGTGTCGATAACGCGGTCAGACAAGGGCACCGGCACGGAAGGCGAATTATTCGGCGTTCCCTGCCAGTACGTGTAGAAGTCCGCAAGCAGTGAGGGGCTGTTGTTCTTCTCACCCTTCCAGCGAGTCCAATATTTCTGCGTCTTGAGCCACAGGTCGCCGACGATCAGATTGTCCTTCGGCTCATCCGGCCCACGAAAAGTGTGATTCTTCGAGTGGGCTTCGGCATACGCCTGCGCCGCCGACTCCTTAGCCTTCGAAATCTCACCGTTCGCCGTGGTCAGGTCGCTCTTGGTCTGCGCGATATCCTTCCGGGCCTGCGACAGATCGGTCTGCGCCTGCGCGAGCGACTTGGACGCCGTGTCAAGGCCGGTCTTGTTGGATTGGATGTCCTTCTGCGCCTGCGTCAGCTTCGCCGCATTGTCCTTCAACGCCGTCTGATTGTCGGCCAAATCCTTTTGGATCTGCTTGACCTCATCAGGCGAGACGGCGGAAGCCACGGTCACAGTGGCAATCGCAGACCAGTCAGACTTATTGCCCGCATGATCGACAGCACGAAACGCATAAGTATGAGACATGCCAGCCGTCAAACCAGTAATCACATAATCGCCAATACCAGTCGAGACGGCCGCGATCTCCTTGAAACCGCCATCAGCCAAACGTTCGCCGAGAATATTCCTATCCCAATCAATAGGCATAGAACCACCATCAGCGGTTTTCCCATCCCAAGCAACCGAAACCACGCCCAACTCGGAAGAAAGAATCGGCTTGGATGGGACCGGAGGCGGCGTCGTATCCTTGGCGACGGTCAACGCGAATACACTGGACCATTCGCCCATCTGGTCGGAATACGATGGAATGGCACGCACTCTGATAAGAATCTGAACACCGCAATCCAGATTCGACCAAGATAACGTATGCTCAGTGGTCGTGCCAGCGGAATGCCACTCATACCCAGTCTTGTTCACACGATATTCGACCGCATACGACATGATGTCCATGGCGGTGCCATCAGTCGCCAACGTCACATCATCCCAACGGGCCGTAACCATGCCACGCGCATACCCGTTCACATTGATATAAGCGTCGGAATTGGCCGACAGATTCTGCGGAGCCTTCGGCACGCGATGGTCCTTTTCAGGAGCCGGAATCGCACCGGACGCTCCACCAAGATGAGCGCCCCCGGTAATACCGTTCATACGCTTCGTCAAACGAACCGAGGAATCATAATTCTTGTCGTTCAGAATCAGTGAAGCCTTGAACCCAGTCGAGTCGAGTTGCAAAGTGACCTGTTGGACACGGACCTTCTCACGGTTCGCCACTGTAGGCGCGGTAATCCAATCGCCTATCGTGTAATCGATGAGCGGCAGACAAGACGCTTCGACCACGTTCACGGATCGCGTGTACTGTCCGCGAACTCTAGCCGCGTTAGCCAACGTCGGTTTGATGAGATGTTCGGCGGTCTCCTTCTTGTTCACACCCTGTTGGCTTGAATACAATTCCCAACCGCCCCAAGGCTTCGGGGCGTTCGGATTATCCTGGCGGAAATTAATATTGTCGCCACGTACAAGGATCGAGGAAGCCAACCCGTCGATACTCTCATCGTCAGGAGCTTCGGACACATCCTGCGCAAGCGTCACCACACACGATTTGGACAAGTCACGGCAGACGGCGACGCTATCGGCGTTCCACAACAACAGTTGCCGGGCATCAGTACGCCAATCGCATAAGCCGTTGTTCACCAGCGAATCCAACACGTCCTGCATTGAAATGCCAAGATCATAGTAGATGCTCGGCAGCATATAGCCCCACTGTTTGCCAGCGGAATCAGCACCGGAAGTGAACCGGCTGCAATCGACTTTCACGCCGCCACGATTCCAATTCTCATCCATGAACGTGCGCATGATCGTGCCAGCGTTCGCGTTCGCGAATTTACGGGTGCCTTTCTCGTCGCCTTTGGTCTCCAATCTGGACGTGTCCAGATTCAGAGCCTTCTTCAACAGCCACCCGTAGGAAACGCCGGTCAAAGACACCGTGTCGGACACGTCCAAAGCGTTCCTTGAACGTGAAGCGATAACAAACCGGCCATTATACGGTTCAATCCAGCGTCCACCATCAGACACTTCCACGGCGATTTCCAAGCCGGTTTCAAGACGCCGGTCAAGAATCTCACCACGCAAAGCTTTACGCGAATAGCTGACGGTCAAAGCACCTACAGCATCATGAGTGAACGACACAGTATAGGAAGTCGGCTCAGGCAGCAATCCAAGCTTGCTTCCATTGGCCTGATATGCGACAAGACGAGATTTTAGAGTCTTACCCATAAGCATCCCTCAACTTAAAAAGAAAGAAGCCAGTGGAAATCACCACCAGCTTCTCTTAAACCTGCACGCCACATTCCCGGAACCAGTGGCCTTAACTGCAATCCTGTAGTCACCAGAAACATCAGGATTGACTTGCAACCTACCGGAAGGCAGATAATCCAATCCGACTGTCTCGTTCTGAGAACCGCCAGACCATGCGGAATCACTATCGGAACTCCATGCAGTCAACGATCCCGCATCCAAATACAAGTAAGGCCGAGCATCCACGCGCGTGCCAGACCATGTGATACCGGTACCGGATACCGTATCCTTCACCGTTATGCCCGTCACACCTTTCGGGAAACGAAACACCATGTCTGTTATGGGAGCGTCACCGCAACTATACGGAAGTTGAGTGGAAAGCACACTCGGACTAGCGTTCGGAACGCCCTGCCAGAACGTGTAGTATCCGGCGGACGGCATCACCGAACCGCCGGACATGACCTTCCCACCGTTCAAAGGCAGTGAGACGGTCTCATGCGTGACGGAACGCCACCACACGTCAGGCATGGCGAACACGGCAGCGAACGGAACAAACCTGTTCGGATGACTCTTTGAATCATCAGGACTCAAAGAGGTCAACTCGACACGGGTACGCTGCTCGACACCATCGATAATCCGACTCATGACAAGATTCGGCATCGTGCACAACCGCATCAGCCTGGATGATTCACCAAGCACATCAGGCTCCCACGCGCATACCTGCAACGACAATTGACGTTCCGAAAACCTAGGCGTCATGCCGGAAGAGATGGAACCATGCCGTTGCGGAACTGTCGAAACGGTACGGTCAACACTGATGGCGCTCAACAATGTCGAACCAACAGTGACGATGCAGTTCTCCGAATCAAGAGGAACATTATTCAACTTGTAGAAACACGTGGAAAAAGCCACGATACTCCCCTCTCAAATGCCGATCATCGCAGCCTTGTCCAACTTCTGATTCGTCTGAACCGAGATTGGTGTGATGGTCGGATATTGGAAGTTCTGCGTGATGTTGTATGTAGGGCCGCTTTCAAACTTGACATCGGCGGAAGAGCCTGCGGAATAGTCCGAAACCATGGAAGGCATCGAAACACGAGTCATACGACGCGCGTTCTTCAAATACTGGCTTGGGATGTCACCGCTCGCATTGATGGCGCTCATCACTCCCTTGCCGTACAGGGCTTCCATGCTATGCACTGCGGCGGCACGTACGACATATTCACCGGTGGACACGTCAGTGGAATCGTTCAAAGCGATGGAATCGCTCGTGTTCGTTCCGCGTCCGACGATCCTGCCGGTTCGTGGCACATTGCCGCCCTCGACCTCACCGCCTGTCGCACGCCTCTTCTTGACTCCGAAAATAGCGTTGAACGTCCTGCTCGCCCAGCTTCTGCCCTCGCTCCACAAAGTGCCGAGCATTCCCCAGAAGCCACCGGAAATATTTCCACCGAACTGTGCGTTATACGTGCTTCCATTCCACTGGTTCGCGGTGCGCTCAGCACTGCGTTTCGCAGGCTGGGTGTTGTCCCTCGCGCCGAGTGACGCGGCGGGTCTCAACGAACCGTAGGCGTTGGCGTCGCCTTTCAAATAGTCAATGGTCATCGAAGCAAGATCGGAAGCCTTCAGATTGGTCGTATAGCCATTGCCATCAGTGCCTTTCTTGAACAGGTCGGCATGTTTCCTGACCTCATCGGTAGCGACAACGGCCTGATTGCCGTCTGCGTCCAACACGATGGTGTATTTGCCTGAACCGTCTGTGCTCGCATTGTTCATGAGATTGTTCACGGTTGATTGAACCTCATCCGCACTGGACAATGCTCCACTGTTGATACCGTCAAGGACCGTGGTGAAGATGGCCGTATTGCCCTCGCCGGGGAACAATGCCCGTAAATCAGACAGGTAGGATGTCAGATTCTGCTTCGACTGTTCCGTTTCGGTCTTGAACAATGTCTTGACCTCTTCAGGAGTCAACCCATACAGTTGTTGCAGTTTCTGAATCTCCGACTCCGGGACGCCCATCGCCTTCGCCGTCTCGTAGAACTGTGTTGACAATTCCTGCTGTTTCGCATTCACCTCATCGGTTGACGCGCCGGAAGCAACCAACTGTTCAAGCCAATCGTGACCTGTCGTAGCGAGATTCTGCAAGCTGGTCTGAGCCAACTGTCCAGCCTCGGTCATGTTATTGAACGAGTCTGCGGCACTGTCCCAAACGTTCTGTACACCCAATTCCTTGATGCGCTGGATGGAATCACCCAAACCGTTGTAAATCTGACCATATTCCGTTGCGACACTCAAAGCGTTCTGCTGCGCGGTACGCTGATTGTTGACAATGTCGTTGTACTTCTGCGCGGCACTATTCAACATCTGCTGACGTTGAGATTGAGTCGCAATGGCAATGGAAACCGAATCGGAATCCTCACCCATCTCGATCAAACTCTTCGCATAGCCAGCAGCATGACCATTCGCGACGGAAGTCGCTTCCGCATTATCGATATACTGCTGACGTGCCTTTTCCATTACTGCTATAAGCTTCTTGGCTGCACCAGCTTCATTACCGTAATTCTGCGTCGCGGTAGCCGAATAGGTGCTGTGAGCATCATATGTGGCCTTCAACTGATTCATCATCGAGTTGTAAGCCTTCGTACTGCCGCTCGCAGCCTTGCTCAGGTCAGTGGTCGAAACACCAAGCTTGTCGGCGGCTTCGGCGGTATTCTTGAATCCAGTTGTCCAATCATCCAACCAATTCCAATCAGTCTCAGCATAATTACCGTCCTTGAACGCATCCTGAATCGCGGAAGCGACATTGGATAACGCGCCGGAAGCTTCGGCGGCCGAATCAGGGATCTTACCCAACGCTGTCGCAATATTCTCGGAAGCACGCTCAGTCGCCTGGGCTTTCGCATTGTAATCGGAATACGCTGCGACTGCTGCCGTAATGGCAGCTACGCCCCAAGTCACCGGATTGGAAAGCGTAGACGCAAGCATCCCACCCAAGCCAGACGCCACAGCCTTCACCTTGCCCATCGCGCCCTCAGCAGAGCCGACATTAGACACGAACTTAGAAACAGCGGGATTAGACGCCACCCACCCCTGAGCGACATTCTTCAACGTCACACCAGTACCGGCGGAAGTCACACCCAACTCCATCAAAGCCTTCTGCCATTGCAACGACTTCATCGTGTTCTCAACCACGGCAAGCTTCACCGTGTCCAAAGCGGTCTTGCCAGCCTTGCCGAACGTGGCGAACACGCCCAATGCGGCCTGAATCGGTTCCGGCAACGCGCTGAAAGCCTTAGCCACAGCCTCGGCGGCGGTAGCGATAGCCTGAATCAGCGGAGCAGAAGCACGAAGAGAAGCAGCCAATGTGCCGCCGAACGTCTTAGACAGTTGCCCGACAGTCGAAAGCAACTGGCTGAACATCGGACTCACATCGCCAACAGCGTTGAACACCTTCTGAAATCCGTTGGAAACGCCAGACGAAAAATCGGAAATACCACCGCTACTGTTCTTCAACAGGCGGCTCACATTCTTCGTGAACGAAGCAATCGTCCTACCGGCATCACCGAAAACATTTCCCACGGTATGCCGCAAAGAATAGCCAGCGTCACCAATCTCGGAGAATGAATCACGCATCGCGGACTGCGCCACTTTAGCGCCAACAGCCCACGACTTCAACGTGTCTTGGAACTTTGCCGAATTGACAGCCTTATCCGCCTTCTGCAACTCCTTGGAGAAGCTTTGGATGCCATTCTGGTCCTCAGCCAAAGCGGAATACAAGCCGGAAGCAATACCCATGAGCGCTTTCACGGAATTCTTCAAATATCCAGCCTGTTCAATGACACGCTGCATCGACTTCTCAATCTCACCGGACGCGCGAGCATTATCAACCCAACGTGCGAACTGATCCGCAAGCTCACTCACATACCGTGTGGCACGAGGAAGATACTGGCTAGTTGAATCGCCAAGATTCAGAAAAGCCTTGACAAGGCTCTCAACACCCGGTTCCAAATAAGTCAACGACTTATTCACATCGTTGAAAATGCTGGATACGACGCTTGTCTTATCGGCTTCCTTGACCATCTTGGTCATGCCGACGACGATTCGTCCCTCATGGTCGGCAAGAGTTGACATTTGGGGAATCAACGTGTCGGCAATGGAATCAGCCAACCCGCGAATTGCTGGACGCGCCTGACCGTAGAACGCGTTCACCACACTGTCGGACAGTTTGCCTAACTTTGTGGATGCAATGTCGATCTGCTCGCTCCAAGTGGCGCCCTTTTCGCCCCAAATCATCTTCACGGACGCATAGGCGGCACCCAATCCGACAAGAGCGGCAGGAGCCGCCAATGCGGCCTTCGACATGGAAACAATCGAAGAGCCGACACCAAGCACGCTACGGGACATGTTGATAGCGCCAGCGGAAACACCGGCGAACACGGTACCCAATGCGGAGAAGAATGGAACCTTCTCATCCAACGAGTCCATGAAATTCACGAATTTCTGGAATTGGTTGTTGACGGCGCGAAGACCAGTCGCGCCATACGTCATACCATCCAGCATTTTGCCGAAATCAGTGGCATGGAGTTTCGCGTAAATCTCGACGGAACGCGGGCGGGTGAGCATGGCAAGATGGGCGCGGGCACCAGCCGTTTTAAGGTCGATGTCCATTTCAAGCTTCTTATAATCTTCTTGAAGCTTCTTGGCCTTCTCACGTGCACGGGTCACATCCAAATCAAGATTGACCTCATAGTGGTAGTTCTTATCCTTGCCAGCATGGAACGCAGCAAGATTCAGCTTGTCGATGGCTGACTTGTAATCCGTTTCGATGTCATTCGGAAGACTGCGGAATTTCCGCTTCAACGCTTCCAGTTCGCGTTCCATGCTTTTCGCGCCGTCGAGATAGACCTTCGCGTGGGCGTCCATCCCATCGATCTGCTTCAGACGCTTGGACACGTTCTCAAGAACGTTGACGACCTCGGAAACATCGTTGACGTCAACACGGATGTTCGCCTTGCTGTTGCGCTTCAACTGCTGCATCGCATTGTCAAGCTGTTCGACAAGACGATTGGCGCGAGCCATCGAGACATTGTTGGAACTGCCCAGAGGCTTGACCTTCTCGATAGCATCCTGCATACTGCGAATGTGCTTCTTGACGTTATCCAAAACGTCGATCTGCTTGCTCGCATACGCCGTGGTCAACCGCGTGTTACGTTTCACCGCATCCTGATACGATTTGCTTTTCAGCGTGACCTTGCGCCAAGCGTCACCACCATTGGCGATACGCTTGTTCATCGCGGAAACGGCCTTGTCGGAAGACTGAACTTGCTTGCGCATCGTTCGCAGATCACGCAAAGCGTCGGTCAGCTCGACTTTCGGGGATACTTTACGTTTATCAATGTCCCGAAGAACACGTTTCAGATCGGAGTCATCGCCACGAATCTCAACATTCTGGACGATGCCATCATCCTCGATACGCCTTTTCGCCGCACGCCAACGAGACATGTCAACGTCAGGCGTCACACGAACATCGAAATCGTCATCAGCGTACCGGGCGAGCTTACGGCGGAGTTCTTCGCCAAACCCTTTGGTATTCGGATAAATATCAATTCCAACGGAACCGGCGAGATACTCCACCATAAGAACCCCTGTTTTTCAATCACATGCCCAGAAACGCCTTCATCGACTCGAAGTTGGCGGAAACACGCCTATCAACGCCATCGGCGGCGTGAGGGGGCATAATCGGTTTGAACTCAGGATGCTTGCCGTCCTTGAACTGCAATGTGCCGGAAACCAGCAAGCCGACCTGATTGTAAATACCCAACAGCAGACTCGTATCCTGAGTGAACCCGTGAAAACTCAAACCGGAATCACTCTCGGACTCGGCGCGGGCACGCTCATCAGGATGGTTCAGCAACCATTCCCGATACAACGATTCGTCATACCCAGCAAGACCGCCGATAAGGGTCAAAAGAAAACCGCCGTCATACTCATGCATGGCGGCGGGAAGATTCAAATTGTAAAACCTACGGAAATCACACGTAAGCTCTACTCTGCATTTTCGGTAGGCGTCCTTGACGCTTCGGATTTTCCCAAAGCCACGCTATAGAACATGTGGAGCAACGTGAATACCCGCACCAGAGCAGCCGGGCTACGGCCAGTAACCCACTTGCGGTAAACGTCAACGTCCTTGGCGATCTTCTCGAAGAAACTATCGCCAGCCGCGACCATCCGCGCAACGGCGAGACTTGAATCGACGTCATTGGAACTCTTCTTGCCGAACACGGCATAACTTTCGGACGCGACCGCATCAACCACCATGAAATCGCAGGTCTGAGCCACGGAGAACTCATGAGCCGGAACGAACTCGGGGCATCCGGCCAGTTCCTCGTGCTGTTCGACGAACTCAGCCAGCGTGTCAGGAATATCCGGAACGGTCTTAACAGTGTTCTTATCAGTTTTGGAAGCCATAATCTGTAATCCCCATCAAAAAACCCATCTGCCAATCGTTGGAAAGAATTGCCCCCGCACGGATGGGTACATGCGGGGGCAATGGGAAATCTCAGTCCTTCGAGGTCAAACCCGATACGGTCTGGGAGGAATCACCCGGATTCTTACCGCTGGAATCCGGGCTGGTTATTTTGACACGAACGTCTCCGGGGCGAAAATCTGGTACGCGCCAACCTCACCATTGGCACCGGCCTTCAGCACGCTAGTGGATTTCACGACAGCGTTGAAGCTGAACTCCGCGAAATCCTCATCGGCGAGACTGACGTTATCGAACGTGAAATCGGTCTCCGGCAGATACAATCCGAAGCTCAGCTTGTCGGAATCATCGTAGGCGAGAACGAACAACGCCAGATGCTGCACCACGGGCTGCAACGGCACGACGATGCCGCCCTGGTCGCCGGCCCAGCCGCCAGTGACCTTCGTGATGGTGGCCGAATCACCCTGCACGGACGCGCCGGACACGGTGATGGTCGGGGCCTCGGTAGAACTCTTCGCACCGGCGACAAGCCACGTGTCCTTCGTGGTGGTGTCCCCGCCATCCTTGCTGAAGCTGATCTTGTTGTTGTTGGAGGTATGGCCGATATTCTCCCAATTCACGACGGAACCGCTGCCAGCGGCGGCAACAGTGCCACTGTTCAACAAGAACGAGGAAACTTTGGTTGGAAGAGCGGTCTTCGCGGGAGCCGTGAACAACGTACCGCGAGACGCCTGAATCAGACCATCGGCATTAATAGCCATAATGGTGCCTTTCTACTTGAAATTGATAAAAGAAAAGGCTTGACCGATACCGGTCAAGCCTTGAACGAATCGCGGGCAGTCACAACAGCCGACAGCCCATACTCCTTGACGTTCTTGCCTTGATTCTCTTTTGAATCAGACTGCCTCTTCTGCGCCGTCACAGACACGGTGCCGACCGTTCCAGCTGTCGTGGACTCCTCGAACGGCCAACCCTGCACCGTCTTATACAAGTGACGTGCAAAACCGTGAGGATTGTTACAGTCAGCGGCCAAAACCGTGAACGTCACGCCGAAACGCCACAATCCACGGTCAAACTGTTCGGGAGCGGAAACATAATAGAGAAGAACCTGTCCACGTTCACCGTAAGCGTTCAAAGGCAAGTCAAGCTCGCTACAGACCTTCACATCAGGCCACTCCTCGCACGGATACGCCCGATTCAACAGTTCATAAACCAACTGTTCCGCATCAATCGACTCACGAACATCAATGGCAAGACGCTGAAAAATGTTGTCCGTCACAATCTCACCCGACTCAACGAATCAAACATGATATGTTTACCCGGAATACGCGCTCTCGGATCACGAGGCCCATACTTGTGTTCAAGCCACCGGTTGAAATAGCCGAACTCCAAATGCGGAGCGACCTGCGTGCCATCACGGCCCATGACGGACATGACAATCTGATGATGCCAGCCGACTTTGCGAACGGAAACCTCGATCCTATCCGCAACGCTTGAATGCGTAGCGGCCTCATTCGCCTTTGCGCGGACGGCAGACACGCTATGCATGGCGGCGCGGCGTGTAAGTTCCGGCCCATAGATCTTCGCAATATCGGTAGCGACGCTACGTCGAACCGTGACCCTTCCCAACGCCACCCACCTCCTTCACCCATTCAGGCTCGGAAATGCCGCCATCAAGATAATCGCCAATAACAACACGACGTGCACGAACCTCCCAATGCCGGGAGAAACGAGAACCACTCCCACGCCACGTAGGAGCGCCGTCAGCATCGTAATAATCGCCCTTATACCAGATCCGGGAATAAATGTCGCCGGGCCATTCCCTCGCAATAATCTGCAAAGGAGTGACCTCTTCCAAACCGCCGGGGTTATCCGAAGATGGCGTCTTATCCTCAGCTCCAGAAATAGAGAACATGCCAGCCTGTTGCGCACGCCCCTCAACACAGCAGATGACCTTCACGGGATCGCCAGTCTGCACATACTGGCCGCCGTGCGCGTCCTGAACATGCTTGCGAGGAATCACAACGACATAATCCGTGTCGAACAGCTGTTTCTGACCACCGTAATCGGTTTGGTCATCCTCGTAGAGGTAATGGCGTTCATTCGTATCATCGTCAAACAGAAACGCCATCATCAACCTCCATAACCGGGGTCGAAACCAAGACTGATGTGTGACATCGTGCCAGCGGATTCAGCGAAACCATTCAGAATCGATTTCTCAGCTTTCGACAAGAACAGCCGGGGACTTGGATCATAGCCAGGCTGATTCTGCTGCGGATCATGCTCCGTGTACGAGTAAGAACCGTTCGCTTCGGTTTTGAACCGGTTGAAACGTACTACGCGCAACACCATTTCGCATACGACCGACGCGAAATCACTTTCAGAGAGACGCCCCTTCTTCAAGCGTGTCCGGACAATCGGGCATTCGCTCAAACAGATGAGAGCGGCCTTTCGGCATTGAGCGGAAATCCAATCAGTGTCGAAATGCTCTTCAAATGAATCCGCGTCGGCGGAACCGTAGACGCGCATATACTTCAACCAGTCGATGTTGTCGATGATTGACGTGCTCATACGCGCCTCCTAAATCATGCGGTCAGAACAGTTGCCTTCAAAGTGCTGTTGGACTTGACCAGCACAGGCAGGGCGGAAGCGTTCACAAGCGCCTCATAGCCCGGATTGGTGCCGGTGGAATCCAGCACGACACCGACCGGACCGGCATCATATTCACGAGTAATGCCATACACGGCCTTCTCCTTGGCTTGAGCGGTCGGACCAAAAGCGGTGTAGCCCATGGACGTGTCACCCAACGCCGGAATCAACAGCACGGTGTTCTCAGGGAAGAACGACTTGACCCTGCCCGGCAGTTCAATCTTCATCTGACGCGCGTAATCCTTGTACATGTCGTCAACGATGATTACGTCTCGAATGTCGGTCATCTGCACGAGCACATACTTGAGTTCGTCATCTTTCAACAGGTTCGGCAGTGAAGCCTTAGCGGTGGTCGGATAATAGTACTTAATCATCGCGGCGTTCTTAGCCAACGCACGCCACACCTTCTTGGTGGTGAGCATGATGCTCGGAGCGTCACCTTCGACGGCATCAATCTTGTCGGCCCAGTCACGCAAGTCCTGAACCGGATCGCCGCCATCAGCCCAAGTCTGACCAGTGGACTTGTTGATGGTCAAAGACGAATCACGCGCGTAATCCCACTCATTATCGAAAGCGGAACCAGACTTCGGGGAAATCTTCGCGTCAACGGTAGCTTCGACACGGTACATCTCCAAAGTAAACGCCAATTCCTTGCCAAGACGCACGAACGCCTCACGCAGATTATCAGCGGCGGTAGGAGTGGCAACCACACCATTCACTTCCGGGTCGATGGTGAAGCTCGAAGAAGCGACACCCTTTACGATATCCTCTTCGGACACACGGTGACGCTTACGCAACGGCAGCATCTCCGTATACATCTTCTTACCGCCAGCGTGAGTCTCATCGTACGGCGCCTCGGCATCATATGCGGAGTACTCAATAGTGTCCACCTCAAAACGCGGCTGGTTCGGAACCCAGCTGACGTTGACACCAGTCGGATTGTTCATGTCAGCCAGAATCTGACCGAACGGCAAAGCGGAAGTGGCACCCTGATAAGCGCCAAGCACGATGCCGGACGCTTCGGCAGGGGTAATGAAATCCTTGTTTACCAGAGCCATAGAAAAGCCTTCCTATATAAGAAAACCCGCCACAATGGGCGGGTTGGAAAATAATTGTTTAAAACGGCCGTCAGCCGAAAATACCGGCGCTCTTCAAAGCGCTCTTCAAAGCGGGCACAGTGTCCTCGGACGGAGTGGCGATTTTCTTCACGCCGCCAAGAGCACTGGCGGATGCGGCGGGGAGAGTATAGGAACCGGATGCGGTCACAGTGGACAGCAGTTCGACATCGGAACCGGCACTGACGTCATAGGACAGAATCAGCCCATCAACCTTCGCGCCGTTGATAGCCACCGGCAGTTCACCCTTGTCGATCACGGCCATGTAACGCAAGCCGGAATCAACATACTGTTCCTTCAAACCCTTGCGGGTGAACTCGACCTTGACCTGAGACTCAAGGAAACCGGCAACCTTATTCTGACGGCCATCTTTTGCAGTCGGATCATACGGCCCAAAATTATTAGTGTTATTGATACGAGCCAGCGGAATGCCGGAATACAGGTATGCGACAGTGTTCTCATCGTCGATGGACGCGAAATACTTGGACTCGTTTGCACCGCCAACGAACGTGGACAAGTCAAGAGTGACCTTCTTAACACCGTCAGTAATACGGTTCAGCAGCCACTTCTGCTTATCTTGGGGCGCGGTAAAGTTCTCAGGATGAACCATAGCGTTTACCATAGGTTTACTCCTTCTTGGAATTAATCAACGAATGCTTAAGCCCAAACTCGTAGCCACTCTTCGCGTCACCCTGAGCGGGAGCGTGAACATGCGGCGCGGAATTGGACAAAGCGGTTTTCATAGCCTGTTTCCCCGTGTTACGCGAGGAATCATCGGCGGAATCATGCCCACCCGTTTCAGGTTTGCTCGGCATGAACTGAACATACGAATCGGCCCATTTGATGATCTCGTCAGGGTCGGTTTCCTTGCACAAGGCATCGAAAGCCTCGTCCGTAATCTCAGGATGCTGCTTCTGCGCGGTCAGCCTGGCGATACGAACCTCAGCGTCAGCGAGACGGCCTTCCGTGTCGGCAAGCTTTGCTTCGGCGGCATTGGCACGATCACGATTCTCATACATCTTCTGCTCGTTCTCACGGGCCTGATGCTTCCACATGCCCAACTTCTCGGAAAGGTCATCCGCACCATTCTTTTGAGACGCCGTATTGGCGGCTACAGGAGAAGTGGCAGTGTCCTTCGGCTGCGCGTTCACGCCCGTTTCAGGCGCATTCGTAGATGCCGCCGTTTCAGCGGTATTGGTATTTTCATCAGCCATTAGGCTTGAATCCTTTCAATAGTGTTACGCGGCCTCGCCAAGCATCGACCGCATCTGGTTGAGCATGGTCTTCTGCCATGCCATAGCCTGTTTCAAATTCTTGGAAGGTTTGAACGTGAACGTTCTCCCCTCATAGCGGAAAGTCACCGGCTTACCGGCCTTCTGCACTTCCTTGTAGCGCCGGTTGAACTCGATTGCCCGATTCTCCATGCGACGGCATTGAGTCAACGTGGACTGACGGTCAGGCGTATGCCAAGCGTCCGAATCCTTCGACGGAACCGGATCAGGCGTATCCTCAGCATCCTCAGCGAGAAGCACGGGGCCAAGCTCTCCATGAGTGATCGTCTTGACTTTCACCTGCTTCAACGCGGACGCGGTAGTGCCACCGGCCTCGTCGTACAGTCGTTTCAAATCCTTCTGATTCAACTGGAATCCGGGGTCATAGTCGCTGCCAGCCGGTGCGACACCGCAATGGCAGTTAGCGTGCAACGGCAGTAGGTCGGCAGTCGAATACCAGCGGTCAGCAGCCACGACGCACAAGCCGCACGAGCCGGTCTTGGATAGTTCAGGATGCAACACCCTGCGGTATTCCAAAACCTTGCTACGCCGATACTTGTCAAGCGTGGCGCTCGTCTGCGCTCTGGACACGTCCTCGTCAACAGTGGTCTGCAACCGGTTGAACGCCTGTTCAAGCCACTTGTCAACCTCACTGAACAATTCATCGGTCTTATCAGGCCAAGACTGCGGGCGAATCGCAGGAGACTTGACAGCGGCGGAACGATACGAGTCAGCCGGACGCTGGGCCACAAGCCACGGGTCGGTATTGTCACGCGGAAACACGAGATTCGGCACATCACCCTTCGGATTGACGCCGACAAGCCTCAACGTTTCATCCGCATAGGAAACACCCAACCGGCGCACCTGCTGAATCAACGCCATCTCCAACAACGCCATGCGAGCCGCGACGGCAAACGTCACGCCATCATTCCACCAGTCAGCGGGAGTCAGCATATCCCACATCCTGTGCGCCTGACTCACATACTGGTTCACCAAAGCGGCACGAGCCTGTTCAAGCGTGTCGGACAACGATTCAAGCGTTTTCCCAGACATCAGGACTCAATCTCGCCTTCATTGACAAGCTCGACATCAACATTAGGCAAGCCATCCACAGCGGACTGGGTTTCATCATCCCAACCCGTAGCCGGTTCCACTGCGGCAACAAGCTTCGCAGTACCCTTATCCGACTGGCCGGAAACATTGAACTGGTCGGCAAGACGGTTCATATCATCCTCGGCAACATCCTGAGCCGTATAACCCATCTTGTGCGTGAGAATCGTCCTACGAGCCAACAGGCCGCTCTGATACAACAGTTGGCAAGCCTGAGCCTGCTCAAGCGAACTGGTCGTATCCATCGGCTTCCACACCATCTCGAACTCGCTCTGCGAAGCCTTAGACCCGTCCAACGCCAAAGCCATACGAATCATACGGACAATAGGCTCAGCGTCAAGATCGTTCATGGTCTGAACCTTGAACTTCAACGTCTCACGCTTCAACTCCGCACCATTCGCGGAACCCTGCACGTCAGGCGAAAGAATGTCCAACGGAATGCCGGACACTGCGGCAAGCTGCTTCACGTCGGAAACGATGATGTTCTGCAAACCACCGGTATCGGTGGTCTGCGACTCCCAAATATCAACACCATCAGGAAGTTTCCACAACGCAGCCGGGCCAACCGCGAACGTGGACGCCAAATCAATCGGATCACCGGCCTGTTTCTCACCGTCGATGACTTCCTGATCCTCCTCGGTATACGTGGTCGGAACAGTACCCTTGATCGCACGCTGACGGAACGCCTGCATCATCGTGATGCACAGGCGGTCGAACACCTCACGGTCGATACGCTTCAACATCGGAAGATACGGCTCGAATAAGCCTTGACCGTCAATCGTGCTCAGCCGGACTATAGGCAATGAGTCACAGTCCAGAGCGTAATCGTATTCGTCGCCCTTACTATCATCCCACTTCCAGTTCGTGCCAGGACTCCACGCCTTGCCTTGATTGATGAAAACGGCAAGGTCCCCATCATCGGAAGGATTGACTACAGTACGTTCGGATTCTCTGTACGCCACACGCGAATACACACGCTTGGAGAACCCGTCATCGTCACGTTCGATACGGAACAAGGTAAGAGTCTCGACACCATGCTTGTCATCATGCGAATACATGATCGCCGCATCGTCATTGTTGGACATCCACGCTTCCCAAGGACTCAACGCCTTGATGTAACGACTCCCCTGCCCTTTTCCCACGATGGCGAACGAACAACCGTAATCTCCTTTGTCAGGCAACAAATGACGGCGGAGAATGAACGGCAGACCACACTGCTTCGCCATCTGGTCTGCGTCCGTATCCTTCAATGAGGAATCCTCGACCTTACGGAAACCATTAGGCTGCTGACGGTCTGTCACGCTCTCACTGATACGACGGGCGAGATTCACAACACCCAACTGGCGCATCAGTTTGTAAACGGGAGCCGCGTTCGGGTCAACACCCTGCGGAACACTGCTCTTGTCCACCATCTCCTTGCCATCCTTGAACAGTTTCAATTCGGCAATATCCAAGAGACGGGAACCCCACTCCTGCGCCAACGACGTAATCACGTAAGCATCATCGTCATCGGAGGAGGCCCCGTCGATGATTAGCTGCAATTCGGCCACTGGGCACTCCTTCTAAACATGTTCAGTAGATTCTCGACGGCGCGTAACGACGCTTCTCGTCAGCCAATTCCAAATACTTTCCACGAGCCGTATAAGCCAACAGGCCAGCCATGCACGCATCAATCTTGTCCGGCGAATTAGGAGACTCCTTATAAATCGCATAACCAGTACGAGTCTCCCGCCTACGCGCATTACGGAAATGATTCACCAATCGCGGATCGGCAAGCAACGCGATATCATCCTTGATGGGCTTCGACTTACGTTCAGGCTCCGTATACGGGTACCGGAACGCGGTATGAGCGTTATCCAACGCAACCTGCATGTCCTTATACCAGTTGTTAGTCCAGAACTTGATCTTGTCGCCAGTCTTACGCGGCCCGACCTTCAACTTCTTCCCGTAATCCTTCTCCCAGCCGCCAATCATCTGCTCGAAATAGGCGACATCAGCGAAGAATCCGACAACGTTGTAATTGTCCATCATCCAACGAACCATGCCGTCGAACGCATCACGGTTCACACGCCAAGTGGCCTTCTCGGGACCATCGGGCGCGGATTCAAGCTTTATCAGGAACAACATGCCATCGGACACGCGGCATCCAACCAGAGCCGTCGAATCATCCGACACGGAACCATCGAACCCCAACGTGATAGGCTCACGTTTCGTCACGAACCGTTGCCACGCGCCATCCAAACGAATCGAATTGAACGCCGTATGCATTTCATCCCGATACAGCATGTGGGATTGAATGTCGGACTCGGTAAGCCAAGCGTCATGCACGCTCGACAAAGTGTTGAAATAGTAGCGCATCGAATCCGCAGGGTCTGAATCAGGCTGGTAAATCTGATCCATCTGACCATTCAGGTCAATCCAACCATCCTTCGCCGGGCCAAGCTCACCATCCCAATACGTGTGCCCCTCGGGGTCAACACCATCAGCATTCAACACGGTCATACGACCATCGGGCAATATCAGATGATCCTTACCGTCCGAACTCTTCGCACTCGCACCATACGCGACCTGCAAGGCGCGGAGAACCTTCTTCTCGTCAGCGAAATCATCCAAGTCGATGTTCGCGTACACATGGTCGAAGTAGATGCCGCTACGATGCTTGATTTTGCCCGAAGCGGTATCCCACGCATACTTGTACGATGTTTCAGCGATGGACTCTTCGCCCGGCTTGTACATGGTGGACGTTTCAAGAATCCACGGGTCTGCATCACCTTTACGTTTGCCGAGGTTACGTTGAACGGTCTTGTACATGTTGCGAAGCTTGTTCGTGTTGTACAAGTGGGTTTCATCGCAGGCGGCGAACGTTTCCAAACCGCCATCCTTGGACGCGGCACCACTCGTGGTGGGAACAATCTCCCCACCCTCCGGCAAGCCGATACGGGTACGACCAACATCAAGGCCGACACCCTTCAACTGGCTTAGAGGGCCTTGATCGCAGTTGTAGTAAATCGAATCGAAGATGTTACCAGTCTGACCTTCGGCGGTAGCCAAGCAGAGAATCTGCGGCATCTGCACCATGCGTCCAACAGGCTCACCCTTCACATACGGGTAGACCTCGCCCAGAAACTCGTAAGTCTCCCCTTCTTCCGCCCAATGATCGAACCTGCAAGGAGCCAAACCCTCGAACGCGCAAATGCCAGCGGCCTTACCGGACTTGTTCTTACCCTTCGCACGCGAATAAAACACACGATTGAACCGGCGGGTACCCCACTCGGTCAACGCATAAGCGTGAAGCATGAACACGTACTCGTCCATGTCGAACGTCTCAGGCAAGCCAACACCGCCACCACGACCAACACGGAAGAAAGTCTCAATCCACCAAACCGCGAACATTCCCATCGAACGAGTCAAATCCTCGCCATGCAATTCGGGAATGCGCGTATGCATCAGGCACCACCATCAATGACACGCAAACCCAATGCGGAAGCACGCTGCCTGTTCCGTTGAACGTTACGAGCACCCTCAGTATCGCCCTCATACGCGGAAGCCTTCATATCGTCAGGCTGCGGAGCATCGAACTTCAACCTCACACGAGCCTCGGGTGTAATGCCCAACGTGGCCTCACGCTGACGAATCTCGGAAGCCAACATCCAACGGCCCTTAGTCTTCGGACGCCAGAAATCATCCTTCAACAACGCCAAATCCTGAACCGCGTACCAGTCGGCCTCAACACCCATACGCTGAGCCAACGGACTGACACGAAGCGACTCATACCACTTCTTCGTACGTTCAAGCCACTCCTGCCCATCCGGGCGAACAGCAGGAAACTCCAAACCCATCGGACTATCAGGCGCACGAAGAATCGGATTCCTCGACTTCTGCGCACCACGACCATTACCAGCCACAACCAGCCTCACAATCCGCCCGTTTCAGGCAATACGCGAAGCTAGGACGTTCCACCCTCACAACGCTTGTGAACCAGCAGACGATTCGCCAAAGTCGCACTATGCGACTTCTCCAACGGAACCTTCCACACGAAAGCGGCACCATCGGCACCACTCGAACCAACATCAACCGGCTCATGGCATTTCGCGCACAAGCCGCCACACTTCTCAACCACCTGAGAATCAGTAAAAGACTCAACAACAAGCTCGGACTCAAGCTCGGACACGTCAACCGGACGCACATACATAGTCGTTTCAGGCTTCACCGGCAACGACTTATCATCATCACGAGCACGCTTATACGCCACACGGCAACGCCCAGAACAAAACAACTGGTCGGAACGCTTCGGATCAAACCACGTATGGCATTGAGGACACATGCGCTGGCGCAACGGCTTCAGCGGAGACCCCGAATAACGGTCACGGTCGTAATGCGAACGACACAATCCCTTCGCGCACACCGGATTAGCGCAACCGGCAACCGCGCACATGAACTCATTCACTTGAAAGCCGGGTGAGAATACCAACGCTTCTCCCTCCGACTCCTACCCTTCGCACGACGAACCTCAGCAGACTCACCCTCGGTCTTCCGCTGATGATGCCAACGACACAACACCCACAAATTCTCAGGACGATCATCATCATGGACGGGATTACGAACCTTATGGTCAACCTCATTCCCATACCGTCCGCACAGGCGAACATTCCCGTAATCATCCTTGACCGGCCACTGGCACCTATGCCCATCCCGTTCAAGAATCATCGCACGGACACGCGGCCAATCAGGATTGAACCGTTCATCACGATGGGAACTAGACCACGCCACAATGCCTCCACAAAAACAGGGTTGGCCGGTGCTGAGCAGGAAAACACGCCAAAGGGGAAACATCCCAGCAGGAAAAGTTCTCAGATCAACCAACCCAAGTGCTCCGGGAGGGATTCGAACCCTCACACCCTACAGGTAGCGCATTTTGAGTGCGCCGCGTCTACCATTCCGCCACCAAAGCAAAAGAACAAGCGTCCCACACTCCACCCACAACAGGAGCATGGGACGCTCGTTCAACCCCCAGAGAGCCATAAGGAACCAATGGCATCATCACAATGGCTTTTTACCGCCAGCCACGGCGCGCGGATGCTGAGGGAGTCGAACCCCCGAACCGTTCCCGGTCGCCACCTTAGCAAGGTGGTGCAATAAGCCACTCTGCCAAGCATCCAAAATGCAAGAGCCGCCGCAGCGACTCAGGAGACTGTTCCCGCAGACTAGGCGGGTCAGCTAAAACTAGAGCCGCCACAAGACGACTCCGAAGACCTTTCCCACAGCCTGTGGGTAGGCTGAGCACAGCATGTTGGACTCGAACCAACATCGACGGTTTTGGAGACCGTAATGCTACCGGTTGCACCAATGCCATATACCCGACTTAGTTAACGTCCAAGTCGGAAAGACGTTCGGCATGGTGGAATGGGCTTTACCACCAACGGCAAGGAACGCGAAACATCTATGCACCCGTTTGGCCGTGCCTCCCCTTCGGTCATCAACCACCTGATTAAGGCAGGGAGCCTCTTATCCCCCGCATGTTCCAGCGGAGATATTCGAGCAATGCCATCGATCTCATAGGCAGCTACCCCATGAAACCTAGAGCAAACCCCGGGAATCGAACCCGGCAACCAAAAGGCTGTGCCAACAGGATTGCAGACCAGCCCAAAATAATAGGTACGAGTCCATATAGGCCACGCCCGGGATAGACCGGTCGGACTGCTGACCGTACCGCATCTAGAATCCTCACACTCCCCTTGTGAGTGGACGGCCAGACGTTGATGTGGCTTAAGCTAGCTTCACCGCCATCAACATCAATCCAAGGAACATTATACACAATATGTAGGGTGCAACAACGGTTGCAACCACTAAATATGTGAAGACTTCGTGAGTAACGGGTAATCCAAAAATGTTCCAGCGAGCATTCAGCGTCAGCACTAGAGAGCCAGCGGCCTTGCTTTTTGAGCCGGGGGGACACTCCCCCACGGGGATGTTTGTTGCATGGTGCAACATTGGTACGTTTGTGCGATTGTGTTTTGGCGTGTCGTGTGGTATCACGCGGGCACGTTCCTTTGTATGCGATCATGTCCGTGCCCGTCGTGGCCGTCGTGGTCACGTCGTGGCTGTGGCCGTGCCGTGGCGTGGCC